CTTGACAGCCTATCCTATCAATGATAGGATAGGCTATAACAAACATACAGGAGAAATACACATGGACACAATGATCAAAACAACTAACCCTTACTCGAATGAGTCAACGATGTTAACACCAACAGAACACAAGTTATACATCGAGATCAAGCAAGCAGAGTTCGATGAGGATTACAATGCAATGCAAAAGAAATTGTCTAAGTTCAGTAGACTGAATGCAGCAGCATTCATGGTACTACTAGACTAACCGAACACCAACTGTGTGGTCCTGTAGGACCACACTCACACAACTATAAGTTGTGCCGCCCCGCTCGCACTACATAGAGATATATATACATATATAATGAATCAATAGAGGTACCAGACCCAATCCCAATATTTGCGCAAGCTTAATAATCGACTTCTTTCTATATAAAAGGGGTCCCAGTATATTAGTATATATTGCTTGTTTTAGAGAGTTAAGGAGCGTATAAATCATTTCCACTTAAAAAGTGCCAAAAAATTATAAAAAATTTTTATGAAAAAAGAATTAAGTCCCGAAAACATTGAGAAACTGCCTTCTGATGTTAGAGCACAATACAGACGAATGCAGGTTCAACATGCTGAAAAGAAGATACAAAGGAAAGCTAAAGACGATTTTATGTCTTTTGTCAAAGCCTGTTGGCCAGAATTTATAGAAGGTCCTCACCACAGAGTCATTGCTCAAAAGTTTAACGATCTAGCTAACAAAAAAATCAATCGATTAATTATTAACATGCCACCCAGACATACTAAGTCTGAGTTTGCTTCTTACTTGCTTCCTGCTTGGATGGTGGGCCGTAATCCAAAGCTAAAAATTATTCAAGCAACTCACACTGGTGAACTTGCTGTAAGGTTTGGAAGAAAAGCTAAGACACTAATTGATAGTGAAGAGTATGCTAAGATATTTGAAACAAGTTTAAGGGAAGATTCTCAAGCAGCGGGAAGATGGGAGACGGCTCAAGGTGGAGAATACTTTGCAGCTGGTGTTGGTGGAGCAATCACGGGCCGTGGTGCGGATTTACTGATTATTGATGATCCACACTCGGAGCAAGACGCAATGTCCGCCTCTGCTTTCGACAATGCCTACGAATGGTATACATCGGGTCCTCGACAAAGGCTTCAACCTGGTGGACAAATAGTATTAGTTATGACTAGATGGTCAAAAAAAGATTTAACTGGTGTTTTATTAGACAATCAGAAAAAAGTTAAAGGTGATCAGTGGGAAGTGGTAGAATTTCCAGCGATCTTGGACCACGGAACTGAGAAAAAACCGGTTTGGCCACAATATTGGAAATTAGAAGAATTAGAGTCTGTAAAAGCAACACTTCCTGTTGGAAAATGGAACGCGCAGTGGATGCAACAACCAACTTCTGAAGAAGGAGCATTAATAAAACGAGAATGGTGGCAAAAATGGGAAGAAGACGAATTACCCGACGTTACTTACGTCATTCAAAGTTATGATACTGCTTTTTCTAAAAAAGAGACTGCCGATTACTCTGCAATTACGACTTGGGGTATTTTTTACCCAGAGGAAGGTGGAAAACCAAATTTAATTTTATTGGACGCAATAAAAGAGCGTTTAGAGTTTCCAGAATTACGTAGAGCAGCATTAGAGCAATATAAATATTGGGAACCGGATATGGTAATCATTGAACAGAAAGCATCCGGCACACCGCTCACGCATGAGCTTAGACAAATGGATATTCCAGTTCAAACCTTTACACCGAACCGAGGAAATGATAAACACGTCAGAGTTAATACATGCGCGCCACTATTTGAAGCCGGTTTAATCTGGGCTCCGGATACTAGGTTTGCTGAAGAAGTTGTTGAAGAATGTGCTTCTTTCCCGTATGGTGACCATGATGACCTAGTTGACAGTATGACTATGGCCGTTATGCGATTCAGACAGGGAGGGTTCTTACCTCACCCCGAGGATTATGAAGATGATGTACAACCAACACGTAGAAGAGAATATTATTAATGTCCAAATATAAAGCTGCAGAAAAAACATTTGAATTTTTTTATGACAGATTAGTTAGAGGCTATAAGTCTGTTATGGGTAAAGAGCCTGAAGGCTTAGATAAAATTAAAATTAAACAGGAAGCTAAAGCAAAACAAATAGAGGCAAACAAAGTTATAGAAGTTGATTTTGGAGAACCTTTTGCTGAATTAATAAAAAAGGGTGAAATAACTAAAGGCACAGCTTTTAAAACTCCTCCATACACACCATCTAAATCACAAACAGATTTTGAAATACAAACAAGATTAGAATCAGATAATGCAAAAGCAATAGAATCTTTTAAAAAAAGAAACCCAAAAGAAAACATGGTAAATCCAGAACGAGATTCATTTAAAAAGATAAGCAACGTACTAGGTGCTTTTAAAAAATATAGAAGAGGTGAGAAGGATCCTGCATTAAACTTTAATCAATTCTTTGAGTTATTCTCAAAAGAGAACTTTGCAACTGGAGGACGTGCAGGTTATTATGGTGGTGGAATAACTAACATGGTGGGCGAAGATCTATCAGAGATTGGTCATGGTTCAGATGCCTTGATGTCAAGAAACATGCAACTTGCTCCAAACAGTATGGCAACAACTTCAACAGGATTAAATTATTTATTAGGTCAAGACAACGACACAGCTAGAGTTCCTTACAACAAAGGTAAACTTGCTAAGAAAGCCGTGGACGAAGGACGTAGAGGATTTTTAAAAACTGCAGGTAGTGTTGGTGCTGGTATAGCTGCACTTAAAACAGGCTTGTTAGGATTTGGAGAAAAGGTAGCTCCGGTTGTAGAAAAAGTAGCAGAAGCTGCAGGACAAACTCCAGAGTACTTTTTTCAACTAGTAGAAAAAATTAAAGCATTAGGTACTGTTTCATCAAAACTTGCAGTAAAAGATAAAGAAATAGTTACAACATACTCAAGTGGAAAACCTGGATATTCAAAAGATTATACATTGACTGAAGATATTACAACAGGTGAAATGACAATTCAAAGAACTCAAATGGATGATGCTTTAAAATATGATGGTTCTGAATATTATGGAAGACCTTTACAAGAAGAAGTCTATATGAGTTATAAACCTGGAAAAGGTCAAATAGATGAAACAACTAAAGGTAAAACTCCACTAGATGAGTATACAGAAGATACTGCTTTAATAAGAAATGATAAACCTGCTAGAGGAGAAGTTGCTGAAGAAATTTCAGGTGTACCCGATGATATATTTGAGGAAGTCGGAGAAGCAGTACCAGAAGCTATTAGAAAAGATAAAGCAGACGGCGGACGTATTGGTTTTGCAAAAGGTAAAGGTGTAATGACTTTATTAGATTTAGTAAAAAACAAATTTGGTAAAAAATCAATTACAACTGCAGACAAAATTAAAAGACCAAAGAAAACATTAGACAGAGAAATGTTTAAAAAAGCTGATGATAGATTAAATGACAAAAGACAGATGACTGCTGATGAACTTGAAGATTTTGAAATGGAAATAGGAGGTGATAATTTAGAAGCCTATTATTTTGATGGCACAGTAGGTGACGCAAAAAGAATTTTAAAAGAGGAAGCAGATTACAAAGCAGAAATGTTTGCACAATATAAAATGGGTAAACTAGATCCGGTAGCAGGTGACAAGTCTCCAGCTAGAAAAAGATTTTTACAAAACAAACTTGATGAAGCAGAAGGAAGCGGTGATAGTAGATTAATAACAAGAGACGAAATGGATGAATTAGAATCTTTTGATTTAAGTATTGATGATATTAAAATGTCACCAGAAGATCAATTAAAAAATGAGTTTCCAGGAATTGAAGATCGATTAATAAAAAATATTTTAACTGATGACAATCCACAAAGAATTGCTGAAGTAAAACAAACTATGAGAGAGGCATTAGAGATGCAAAACAAAGGAATGGGTTCCGATGATATTATAACAACATTTAAAGGCACAACTAGAAGAAAACAAGCAACAGGCGGACTAGCTGCCATGCTAGGAGAATAATGAGTAAGATAACAGAATATAAAGATTCACAATCACAGTATGCTAAAGATGATCGAGGAGATG